AATGCTCTAGTGCTTGTGCAATTCTTTCAAGTGCAACAGCGATACGATTTGTGTCAATTGGGTTCATGATATCCAAGTGGGTTTACGAGATGGGTCACGCAAATAATTGTTTGCGACCCAAGGTTTAGATGCAATGTAGCGTTTGTAGGCAGTGAAGATGTCAATACTGGTGTCGTATTTGAACTCATCAGGACCTGCAAATGCAAATTCTGTAGGATCAGATTCTTGCATAGGAAATATGTGTGTGCAATGTGCGATGGTTGACTTGCAACTATGTGTCTTACCATACCTGTGTGTGTATTCATCACACAAAGCAAGACCATGTAATATCAACCATGTCCAATGCGACTGTGCCCATATTGTACATGGATGGTTGCGAAATGCACCCTTCTCTGTTTTATATGGTGTGCCATCCAACTTAGGCAGTGTGCCAAAGTTATGACCCCACTTATCAGATGCAACGATGGCAAGCATCTGACATGTTTCCAATGGCATCTTGACAATATGCTTATCAGGCAGTGATTGTGCAGATACAATTGGGTTTGGGTCTGTAACAAAAATGTTCATACCTTTAGTATAACACCATTACCAATCTAATGCATCACTTACTGTGGGAAATTGTTCAACGAATATTTTTTTCACTGCTTGTGCAATCAACATATGTTCTTTTTGTGTGCCATTTGCAGATCTGAGATTGATATAATGTATCCATGATCTACATGAACCTGTCATGTATATTCTTGTAGGAGTGCATAGAGGTAGAACCATACGTGCACATTCTTTTGCAACACCTTCCTGTAGCATCTGATTGTAAAGAGAGAATGCACTACTGAATAGAGTATTCATTTGTGCATTGAGTTTGTCTACAACTTTGGGGTCTAGATCATCAATACTATTCTGCCTGTTCTTATTGTCTTGTCTTCTCAACTCTGGTAACTCTATAGTCTCAAGTAACTTAGCGTCAGCATATCTTTGACTGAACTCTTGATAGGTAAATGACCTGTGTCTGAGGATCTGTGCTGCGATAGCACGTGTAGTCTCTATCTCTACAGTCATAGTAGATTGTTCAAACACAGACCAATGATTGTGTTTGATACAATACCTCAAGAGACCTGAGTAATTATCGTTCTCTTGATTAGCAGGGTTAGATACTCTGGCGATATATGCCATAGTTTTCTCAGCATCAGGAGTGATGCTTATTAGTCTTGCTGTCATGTTCCCTCGAACTCATCATCGTAGTCCAGTTCAACTGGATCCACGTCTGAGTATCTATACGACTCAGTGTCTGAGAATACTTCTGCTTTGAGAGCAGATAATAACATCTCAAGATCAGATACTATGATTTTGAGTTTATCTCTATCCATTCCAAGTACTTGTTTTTGATAACATTTCTGCTTTTTCTTTCACTAATGTCTTCATAAGTTGAGAGTATCCACAATGATAAACCTCCATCAACTTTTTCTCCATTTCTTGTAGAGGTTTCAGTTCATATTGATTGTATGATACTTGCTTTCTTATTGGTCTTTTGTTGGGATTTTTAGTGTATGCCATAATTATGCACTTGATACCTAATTATTATAGCATAAAAAAAGGAGGGGTCAACCCTCCTTTATTTTAGCTGCAAGGTGATGCCTTGCTTTTGACCTTGAGTCCACGATACATGAGATCGTGACGTTCACGCTTATGCGATTCTTCAATCACTTTTGCGTTGTACTCTTCAGTGTCGTACTCGACACCACGGTAAGTGACTTTTGCCATTGGTTTGTCCTCAGTAGTAGGCGTTTTTAGTGCCGTTCCTTCAGTCAACTATGCGTCCTCTAAGAGGATGAACGATCCGTTCCAGTCTGACTTACTTGCGTCCCGAAGGATGAACGTAAGGATATGCTAACATATCTACAAGTATTTAGCAAGTAAAAATGTATCGGTTGTTACCGATCTCTCCAATTTATCTCTGGATATGCCTCTTCTACTACATTTCTTGTAATTCTGTATTTACTTTGAAGATCTTTGTCCTTGACAAGGCATACAATCTCTGCCTCTTCCGCTTCAAGAGACTCAAGTAATTGTATGAGTAAATTTTCTCTTCTCATGTTGGAGATCTTATCATTACCACCTCGCACAAAATTGTAGAGGGTTCTCCACTCATGAACTAATCGAGTATGACCCATCGTTCCCTTAGGTGACTCGTTAGGTTTGTATGGCACTTCTCCTTCTGGAACTGCACTCTCAATTCCTTTGTCAAAGTTCCATATCAATAGTGCTTTGACATCATCACGTTTATGTGCCTTCAGTAATTCAATCTTTTTGTCTTTAGTCTTGGCACCATGAACTGCTCTGAATAGTTCAGAGACTAAAGGATTGTTAGGTAATTTTGCCATGATTAATCATCATCATTGTCATTTAGATCACCCTCGAATCTTATAGCAAGAAGTTCATCGGGTAATGGGTTCCCATTCGCATCAAACATTTCTGGATGGGAGTACTGAGGAGTAGTCTCTTGCACATAGCAACGAATGAGATATCCTATTGTAAGTCCAAGACCGAGTGTTAGTATTCCTACCATGACACTCAAGGCAATGATTGCCTGTTCCATACGTTTTCTCCAGTAAGGCAGTGGTTGAGTAGTTTTACTCAACAATAGTTCTGCTCCTTTATTTATAGAACCTATATCAGGTTCTTTTCTTGTAGGTAGTGTAGTGTGTCTTTGCATCCACCTATGTGTTTTTTATCAAGTTGAACTTGTGGAAAGGTGGCACCCTCCTCAAATTCTTGGTAGAATTGTGACTTTGTGAAGTCTCTGTCCAATTTATATTCGGTGACAGATATGTCAGTAGCAGCAAAGAGTTGTCTAACTCTCTCACACCACTGACAGTCATCTTTAGACCAAAGAACTGCTTTCATTCTTCTTGCTTTTCAAAAAGTATTCCTGTGAATACTTGATATTTAGTAGGTTTTTCTACGGGTAGCAAACTAGGTCTCTCGTGATTGGAGAAGAGAAATTGTGTGTCAGGTGATCCGCCCATTGGGATTTGGAATTGTATGCTTTCAATCAATAGATTTATATCAGCAGAGATACCATCATTGGAATCTGCCATTCTTCTAAATCCATTGCCAACATACCATTGACCTAAAACCACTGATAATGTAGCGACACCCCAGAAATAGTAGTATGTTCTACTCTTCTTTTGCCTCGGTTTCATTTTGTTTTATAAACTTCCTCATCATTTTAGCATACATTACGTCTTGTGCACTATACATGTCAGGATGTTTTTTTGCTCTCTTTATAAGTTGCTTCGCTACTCTTTTGTCTGATAATTTTTTCATACAAGTATTTATACTCACCAAAAGGTCTTCATTTTTCCTTCACGATGTACATCACTTGTGATACAATGCAACCCTCCATCCCAAAACCACCTATGTCTGAAGTTGACAATGTGAGGAGTGATACCATGTCTATCAAATGCATCAAATATTTTTTTATTATATGCAGTAACAATACAATTCTGCTCGTCAATTGGTAATACATTTACATCAAATACAGATTCCTCTGCATAAGTAACCCAATGATCTAACCATGTGTCAATGTATTCAATCAAATCATTATTATCTTCCTCTCCCTTGATCCACCATCTTCCTCTATTCTTTTCTTTCATTTTCAGAAATGGTTTGACTTGTTTCCATCCACTTTGAACTGTGACTACCTCCCAATCTGGATAGAAATTTTTATAATACTTCTCATCTTTTATTGCTATGATCAAACCCTCTTTGACAGGGTGCATCGCACCATCACCATGACCTGGCATGTCCACACCATGCACCCTGTGATCTGGAAATAATTTTTTCCACTTGTTGAGGAATGATCTTTCATTTAGTTTAGTAATTATATTATTATAATTGAAAAATAAATCTTTACCTAGTCTCCAACAATTAGCACTACTGATGTATTGATCGTAGACAATTGGCACATTGTGTTTCTCCAACCATCTCTGTACACTTGTCCACGCATATACTCTTTTATTACTAGGAAATTTTAGATTTGATCCTATAGTATTTGTTTCTGATGCTATTATAACTTTCTCTAATTCCTCCCTATCAATTCCTTGTAAAAATTTTAGTGGCATATCTCTCACATCTTTTCTATTTCTAAAAGATTCCACTGCTACCTGTTGTGATATTGGTCTACCTGGTTGAAGTAAATCTTCAAGATACTTTGCTAATACTTCTTCTTTACTTGATAGTTTTTCATTATTCCATAAACCAAAGTATAAACTTTCAACGTCAAAATTTTTCCCATAATTAGGACTAGGCATGTAAAATTTATCACCAATCTGTGCACTGAAATCTCTAGGGCACATGGGTGGAGGAGCATTCATCACACCATCGTGATTCTTATAATCATCAATATTATTAGAAATATCAAGTCTAATAATTTCTACATCAAACTCCTTCAACTTCGATATTAATTTTTGATAATCTTCTTCAGTCTCTATGGCAACACGTTCCATGGCAGACCTCACTTTTACATTATCAATCTCACTGTAAAATTCTGGAGGGTAGGATCTACCTACAATGCATACCTTTAGTGGATCAAAGCACTGATAAACTGAAACCATAAAAAAAGACCCCTAATATATAGAGGTCTGATCCATCTCGAACAATTATATTTATCCGATAGAAGGTGCAGTTAGTGCAACTGTTGAAGACTCAGCACATGCTAGGTCTAATGGGAAGTTGTGTGCATTTCTTTCATGCATAACTTCCATTCCTAAGTTTGCTCTGTTCAATACATCTGCCCATGTTGGTACAATCTTACCATTATTGTCTACTACAGACTGGTTGAAGTTGAAACCGTTTAGGTTGAATGCCATTGTGCAGATACCCATTGAAGTCAACCATACGCAGACTACTGGGAATACAGCAAGGAAGAAGTGTAAACTTCTTGAGTTGTTGAACGATGCATACTGGAAGATAAGTCTACCAAAGTATCCGTGTGCAGCAACGATGTTATATGTTTCTTCCTCTTGTCCAAACTTGTAACCATAGTTCTGAGAAGTAAGACCTGTTGTTTCTCTGATAAGAGAAGATGTTACTAATGAACCATGCATAGCGGAGAATAATGCTCCACCGAACATACCTGCTACACCTGCCATATGGAATGGGTGCATCAATATGTTGTGTTCTGCTTGGAATACGAACATGAAGTTGAATGTTCCTGAGATACCTAGAGGCATACCATCAGAGAATGAACCCTGACCGAATGGATACACTAAGAATACAGCAAAGGCAGCAGATACAGGAGCTGAGTATGCTACACAGATCCATGGTCTCATACCTAAACGGTAGGAGAGTTCCCACTGTCTTCCCATGTATGCAGAGATACCAATGAGGAAGTGGAAGATTACCAACTGGTAAGGACCACCGTTGTAGAGCCACTCATCGACAGTAGCTGCTTCCCACATGGGGTAGAAGTGTAATCCAATTGCGTTGGAGGATGGTACTACAGCACCAGAGATGATGTTGTTACCATATAAGAATGAACCTGCAACAGGTTCTCTGATTCCGTCGATATCGACAGGAGGTGCAGCGATGAATGCTACGATGAAACAAGCAGCAGCAGCAAGTAGGCAAGGGATCATTAGAACACCAAACCAACCTACGTAGATGCGGTTGTTAGTTGAGGTTACCCAACCACAAAACTCGTCCCATCCTGAAAGCAAACCACCACGCTGGCGTGAAATAGTTGTCATTTAAGAATGCGGGTATATGAGGGGGGTAAGAAAAAGACGTGATTTATACTCCCTATAGGTCTTGGTTTACGGGGAGTCGAGTGAAAACAAAAGTCACTCCGTATTATTTATAGTAACAAAAATTTACAAACTTGTCAAGAATATCAGCAATTTTAATATGACACCTTCTGTTTGGATGTAAAGAGTGAGGGTTCACTAATTTTTTTTCTACTAAAAACTTAATTCTTTTTGAATCTTTCCACCAATCTGAGAAATGATAATCATCTCCTTTGATTATAAATCCCTCCTCCTCACAAATTAAACTCATCAAGTCTCTCGGATTTTTTTTACCTAGGATCATGTTAGGACTATCGTACCCATACTCATGGTGATTAAATGTATCAAACCAATAATTTTCTACGCCTATCATACTAAAATAATTATCCCAATGTAAAATCTGTTCTGACAATCTTTTCAATTCAACTTGATGATCATAGTGTTTCTCTCGAATAATATTACCTAGTTCTTCTTCATGAATGTTAAGAAGATAGGTTTGATATCTTTTAGTTTTATTATTCCACATTTCCACTCTTGCTGTAGAAGTGATACCCCATAACACTATAACTTTATCGAATTTTTTATAATTATCTGTATTGAAATATTCCTGTGCTAATCTAAATTGTTTTCCATTAGATGATCCTTTAGCTGATAAATTTATATTTTCATATCCATGTTTTTTTGCTAGTATAGTTCTAAAAGGATATTCATCTACTGATAAAGTTTTTTTAAACTTCATATAATCTTCATAAGAAAGTTCTTTATCATACCAACTACCTACACCTCTTGTCCAACTACATCCTAGGGTAACAAGTGCCTTCATGTTTTTGGTAATCTAGGTGTGAGCACATTATTTTTTACATAATTTCTATAAGATGCTCCCCAATCCCATACATGCATGACATAAGATTCATTAGGTAAATTATTCAATCCTAATGAACTTTTTAATCTTCTTACCCAAAAAGAAAAAAGTCTAGGTTGTGGATTTGATGTCTTCAATCTACCCCTCTCGTCTTTTGGATATACCCCAACCTTATCCTGTATAGAGTACTTACCATTTTTAGTCTTAATTGTAGTGGGATCATACCACCATTCACCTTTTGGAATCCATTCTAAAGTATCAGGATTTCTTACCTCATTCCAATCTAGTTGCCATATCTGATGATCATCTTTTATTTTTGTGATAGGTCTTATCTCTGCAAGTAAATCATGGCACTCTTTTAATATTTCACTATAAGTGCTGTCAGTTGTAAAGTGACCTGCCTGTGGATGTCTTTTATTTCTTGCAAGTTTTGATTTGGGTGATGTGAGATCTAAACCTATTGTCTCCCAATCATGTATCCTACTCCATTTCAATCCAGTCAATTGTCTTGCACAATCAAATGATATTTGATCTCTATTGGATCCAACTTTGCTATATTTCCACCACAGATCATGAAACTTCGCCATCTCATCATCTATTTGCCTCCATATGCATGTCAAAACAGGTGAGCAATACTGTGTAAAATCATAATCCACCTCTTGCAATGCGTGAACAAGTTCTAACATTTGTTCTTTGCTATTAAAATTTGCACCAAACCCTTCCATGACTTCATTATGAAAGGTAAATCTATGTGGATGCAACATGTGTGTTAGTGGCACCTCTTTCAATATGTTTTTTGATTTTTCTACCCACTCTTTCGTATGCACATAGCATCCATCTAACCACACTGTTTTAGATCCATTAGGAAATAATTTATGAGGACATATTTTTGCAAAAGAAGATAACCTTCTTGGATCTCCATCTATCTCACCATAAACAAAGTCTGGTATGTCTCTATATTCCCAAGGTCCTTTCTTCTCGACCTTACCATCGGTAAAACATACGTACTTGACATCAGGATCATAGTACATGTCATCAGGTATAGTATCATACCAATTTGTTATGCTAGTATAAATTATTATTTGATCCAATTCAGGATTGTCCCACTCAATAGCGTATGAATATTTTCCAGCATCACCAAAAAAAGGTTGACTTGTGACACGATCTGTGCCTGTCCTGAAATATTTTTTCCAATCATATAAACCAGTCACTTCAGTAAGTAAATCTATAAATTCAATTACATCTACATTCTCTTTGTGGTATTTGTAATCACCACATCTATTATTCCACCACTCCCCAGTAGGAGTTGAGTCAGAAAATTGATTTATAATATCTCTTGAGTATATTGTTTCACATTCTTGTGGACACAATTGATATGCAACTGAAAATGCTAATTGATCTCTTACACCACCTTTATTGTACCATTCCCACCACGTTTTATTGAAATCATGATCATTCCAACTTCTCCATATTATAGTGCATAGTGGTGAAAAGTATTTTTCAAAATTATAATCAGTTTCTGATAATTCTATGGTAAATCTCATTACATCATCAGGATCTACCCATCCTCTGCTCACATACTCTGCACACTCCTCAAGGTAAGTGTGTTTGTGAGGGTGTTCCATGTATGTAAACCCCCCTTTGCCTATAATCTCTTGACTTATTTTTTTAAAGTCATCATTGAGCAAGTGTACTTTTGATGCGTCAATATACACACTTGATCCCTCAAAGGGACACAATATTTTATCTTTTCTACTACTTCTTATTGGATCTCCTAAATCTTCTACATCTGTTATAATCTGCACCCAATCAGGTGCCTGCAAATTCTCAATATAATTGTTTGTGTTGATGGTGTAATAAATTGTCATCAGTATACATCAATAATATTATACACCTTCATGTAGAAACCATGATCAGGGTATGAAGTATATAGTTTTGGATTCAAACCTGTTATTTTTTTTAGATCTACTAGCAATTCCTTATTTCTTTTATACTGATTCATATCACCATTTTGAGGGTGCATTCCCTTTCTACCTATTTTATTAAAGTAACCTAATGGTACTCCAGAATCATTTCTATTCTCATAAACAGATGGTACAAGTCCACTAAATTTTAGTGCAGCATCATAAGATATTTGATCTCGATTACATCCAATAAGTGACCATTTATACCACAACTCATTAAACTTATTCATCTCAGGACTCATAGTTCTCCATACAATAGTACCAAGAGGACTACCATAAGTTCTAAAATTATATCCAACTTCTTTCAGTTTTTTTGTCAACTCTATGGCATCATCATAAGAAAAGAAAGCACAAGTAAATCCTTCTAAAATCTCATCAAAGTAAGAGAACTTAGATGCATGTCTTAGCATTGTAAATGGAAAGCATCTTACACTCCTCTCAATAAATTCTTTTGTATGCACATAACACCCGTCTATCCATATAGTATGAGTGCCCTCAGGGAAATACAAGTGTGGATTTGCCTTTGGATAGAAAGATAATCTACGTGGACAATCAATATCAACATCCAATTTTATGTACTCCCACGGTTCTACAGTGGTATCAATGCTACCATCATGGAAACAGACATATCTTATGTCTGGATCGTAGTAATTATTTTCTGGAAATTCATCGTAATCATTGGTGATGCAAGTATAGATTACTATATCTTTTTTATCAATACAATCATTCATATCGAACGGTAAGTATTTAATATTTGCATAAGTTTGTCTTACTATAAGACTGTTCTCCCAACCATCAAACACATTACATAAATCATGAACAAATTCTATTCTTTGCTTCACAGTTGGCAATGGATGTAAATCATAAACTGATTCATACGAATAATTTCTCCTCCTTTTGTCACCTAAGTTGACTATACAATCAACTCTGAATGCTTTCGTAGTTATAAACTCAGCGACGGCACTTGATATTTGATCTCTATTAACACCACTCATGTACCATTCTCTCCATGTATCACACCACTCAATTATGTCAGGTGCCAATCTTCTCCAGATGACACAATTTATTGATTGATTATAATCTGATAATTTATATCCCTGACTCTTTATTTTTTCTGCCATACTAATACATTCATCGTAAGATGAAAACCCATGCGAATACAATTTAGAGAATTCGTGTATGAGTGATCTTTTTTCTGGGTGTGTTTGAAGAACAAAATCTTTTGTCTTGAACAATTCAAATGAGTATTCTACAACTCTTTGATCAACAGGATAGCACCCATCAATCCACACTGTCTCAGTATTTTCTTTGAAGAAAAGATGCGGGCAATGTTTAGGTAAATATGATCTTCTTACAGGACAAGTGATATCTGATTTTAATTCAATGTACTTCCATCCATCCACATCTGGTTTTTCACCATCATAAAAACAAATGTATTCAACTTCTGGATGATCATATGGTGATTCTAATTTATCATATAAGTTTGTGATAGAAGTGTATATTATCATCCATTCAACATTTCTCTAGGGAGAATTCTTCCTGATTTCTCTCCTAAAATTCTATTAGTAACATCACCTGGTTCACGAGAGAACCATCCAGTAGCTATGTACTTACTCACGTCACCAGTGAGAAAGGCACCCCTATGCACATGTGTATATGCAGCTGGCCATAAAACTACAGTTCCTTTTTTTGGTTGGAAAGAAATTTCTTGGTGGAAGAAATCAGTAGCACCACCATTCTCAAATGGTATATCATTCAAATAAATCATCCATGTCAAAACTCTATCTCTATATAAAAAACTTCCATTCTCTGAATGCCAAATATGATATCCTCCACCAGAATTAGTCCTTTGTATTTTACATGTCCATGAAGAAACAGGATCACAGGAATCTAAAATCCCTTTGTATTTTTTAGCATACAATTCAAAACATCCACCAACAATTTGATTTATCTCCATCGCCATAGCAGGGTCAGAAATTTCCAAATATAATTGATCATCTTTTCTACCGAGACTACCTTGAGTGAATTGTTTTCCCCCTTCGCTCATTGGATTTAATTTTATTTCTCTCCCATTATATGTCGTGACATTGACATCAAGATCTTCTTTCTCAATATGTTTCCTTTTATACCAATACTCAAAGGAATCAACAACTGAATCGCAAAATTCCCACTTGACGAAATTATCAAATACTCCAATAGCACCATGATCAACCATGCCTTTGAACTCTGGTTGTTTCAATTTGTCGTCAAGAATTACTTCAGACATTTTTTGCCTCCTCTTTTCCTTGGTTTATGTATACCTGTGGTGGTATTCTACCACAGTATTCATCTAATTGCATCACTTCTTGTATATTAACATCAGCACCATTCTCCCTCCAAAAATCAGTGAGTGCATGATTACTATTTTTATGAAAAATTTCTATGTGTTCTTCATGAATTGCAGAACCCATGTCTAATCTATAATTAAATAAAGGTGTTGAATATGATTTACCACTATCAAGTATTAAGTCTTCAGACACTGCTCTTGGTCTTATGTTTTGATCTATTTTCCATTGCGATCCTCTGCTGTGAAGTTTGAGAAGTTTAGTTGCATGATGACGAGTAATTAGATAGCAAGCAGCAGAAAAATCATTGATAAATCTATGGTGTAATTTTAAGGTTATCCCATTAGGATTTATGATAGTAAGTTGTAAGCAATCAAATGCAACAGGGACTCTTCGTCTGATATCTTTCCATGTAAAATTCCAATGTCTTGCTAGTGACAAATCTACATCATCCTCCATTATAAAAATTTCATCATGATCTGTATCCTCTACAAAATATTTCAGTGCAGAAAGGTGTGACATAACACATGCTATCTCTCCATCATTCATACTTGGTGGTACTGTGCCTTTGAGAAATGATTCATATTCAGCACCATCAATACCAGAAATTCTATGATGGTTTTTTATGTCCCAGTAATCAAACTGTTCTTCCATATATTTTTTTCTTTCAGGAAATCTATCAAGGTTTATCCACAAGACAGGAGGAAAGTTTGCTAACTTGAATGATGATTTATTCCTATCCATTTCTCCTCTTAATATAATCAATTTCCTCATAGTATTTGAGTAGAGATTCTTTACCCTTCACCTTTAGATTCTCCCACAATTTTTTATTATCTTCACAATATGGATTATTGAACCATGAATTTTTTGTTCTACCATGTTCAAGATGAAAAACATATTCATTCAATCTAGCAACACTTGATAGTAAATTAAATCTGAAGTATCTTTCGTCATCTTCATATCCATATGCGACGAAATTTTCATTCTCCCCCCCTAACTTTTTATAAGTTTCAGTGCAAAAGAATTGACAGAATCCATACTTGGCATCCCATTGTCTCATATGTCCATTGAAATATTCAAAATTAAATCCAGAATTTATAAAGTTAGTAACTTCTTTGTCACCCACATGACATTGCCATTGGTAGTCACCATAACCATATGGATAAACAATTTTTACTGGTTTACCACCCTTCGCATCGGGATGAACCCACCCCTTAGATATCATATTTGTAGCGTTTATATATGATTCTAATGGTAGAATAATATCACTATCGTAATTTGCTACAACTGGTGTGTCCACCATCCACAACATGTCATTCAATATTTTTGTTCTGTGGAATGTAAACTCATCACTTTGTTCAAAAATATGATTGATACAAGTGAGCATCTCAGGTTCTAACGCTTGCTCAAGTAATGGTCTAATTTCTTTCAGATAAATTGATTCTTTATCAACTTCTTTTACTATAATATTAGTATCAAATAATCGTGTAAGATATATCAGTGTTGTAACGATATTTCTCATACGATCCTCAGTTTCAATTCTGAGGGGGATTATAAATGTACATTTTTTTAGATCAAATCTTTTTACAACTTTTCCTTCAATCATAATACCTCCCAATTGTCACAGTATAAATCCGTTGTGTCATGTGCAGCAGTGTAACCATGACCAAACCATTTCTTAGGTGCGATAATTCTCTTGTCAGGATTTTTACTCAACCATGATCCCCACCATGAGAAAGATGAGTTGGCAATAATAAAATCAGAACACATACTCATCATGCACAAGTCTGCAAGATTGTCACCACCTTCTGAGATAAGGAACCTGTCATCAGTGAACTCAGTGCTACACCATTTAGGATCATCAGAAAAAATAACCACTGTGCGATTGTTATCAAACTTTGACAGTGCAGTATCATAATATTCTTTGGGGCAAATTGGATGATTGTCGCAACCGTAGTCACCGTGTCTTACATGTAAAGCGATGGGATTCTCTACAGAATTAATCATCTCCTCACATGGTGCTTTGATTTCATTTTTGAATTCAAAGTCTTCTCTTATTTCTTTCTCTATAATATCAAAATATTTTGTGCTTTGCAAATATCCATACACATTATGATTGTCTGGCATATTATCATACAAATTTTTATCAAAATGAAAGTGTGCTTCTTGAACATATGTACCTGCACACATTCCTATATTAGTGAGACCCTTCAGTTTGAATGCTTCAAATAATTGATGATCTTGATATGGATCTTTGAAGTCACTTGGTGGTATCATAAAATCATAACCACGATGGGCAGCGATGCCTCTAAGTCCAGCATACTGAAACATCTGGTTGCCTAATCTTCCGTGTCTCCCTAGGTGGTTGAATCCTAATGTCATGATGAATGTTTTTTCTTCAAATAATCAATCTCCTCTGGCAAGAGGTGTTCGTATGTTCTTTGTGTTTGATTTTGATGTTCTCTATTTGATATATGTATATCATTTATTACAATTGGATTTCCGTAATTTTCATACAATCTATAATACATATCACAATCCATCAACATAACTAAATTTTCATCAAAGTATTCCTTAATATCTCTTCGCATGGCTAGAATAGACGGAGAACTGAGAGTGTTGATACCCTCCAATAATCTATCATTGTAAAAAGGAATTTTGGGATTGTAATGTGTTAGACCATTATCAAGAGTGTGAGCGAAACCTGTAACTGCCCATGATACATCTGATGTAAATGCCTTATCAAGTTCTTCAGTAAGATTTGATGTCAAAATAAAATCATCTGAGTATAATATTTTGATAATGTCACCTTCACCCATCTTCATAGCATTATTTGTATTGACTGAAATATTACCTTCTGGTGCTCTTCTATAGGTAATGTTTAATATATCCCAGTAATCATTGAGTGATCTTAGTATTTTATCATCATCCCCTTGATGAGACACACACAATTCAAAATCTTTATAAGATTGTTGCGAGAGTGCGTACAATATATCAAACATATATTGTTCACATCTAGGATGATCATGTGTAGGAACGCAATAACTTACTCTCATAGATCAAGAAGCAACTCCCATGCTTCACATCCATTTGATCTAAGATTATCTCTCATAGTTTTATTGCAACTTCCATGTATATACCACTCCTCCATAGTACAGGGTCCGTTTCTTATGTCTGCTCCCACTAAATCATAACCATGTAGTTTAAATATGTCTCTGTGTGCATATACATCACCCCATTGTCTGTAAGCATCATGCTCATAAGTAATACAATTGAATGACAACTTTTCAAAAGGAAAATTTCTCAGTGTATCCAATGTTATTTCTGGTGGTTCAAGATCGAAAGACAAATAATCCATGTGTCTTGGGAGATTTAAATCATCTACAGCTTTCACATAATCAAAATTCACTGCGTCTTCTTCGTAAAGTTTTGTATTAGGACGTTTGCCTTTCCACATTTCACATAGATCATGATCCAATTCAATTGATAGACCTTTCCAATTATATCCTTCCTCCAACAACCATGTATTATTACCAATGAAAGGTTGTGCACCACCTATCTCTAAGAATGTACCATCAATTTTTGCATCATTGACAACCAATGCAAATATATCTTGCCAGACTTGAGAGTAATTTTTCCTAAGGTTTTTCATGGCCTCAGGTTGCACCTTCAGATACTGATAATCTTTATGGAACCAATTACTCTGACCTTCACCACTAATGGGCATTGTTCACATCCTCAATAATTTTACGAGTAAGTCTAGGCACTACATCATTGTCACTATGAAATTTTTTAGCGACCTCATAGTTATGTTCTATTGCCTTTCTTCGTTTATCATAGCACTCTGAGTCAAGTTTGCTTACTATTTTTTTCAACTCATCAAGGTCATTGAAAGTTATGATACCATCCATATGAAACCAATCACCTATATTAGGGCAACCAAAATATATTGGTACAGTTTTTGATGCAAAACAATCTATAATTTTTTCAGTAAAGTAATTCTTTTGTTGAGAGTTCTCCACGGCAATATGAAATTTAGAATTCTCAAAAAAATCATTTCTCCTTTCATGAAATGGTGGTGACATGTGTGAATAATATTGTAATCCATTAGATACATCAACTCCTTTCAAATATTCGTAAATATCCATGCGAAGTTTGTGACCTTTGCTCTGACTTTTATTGCTTGTTACAAACGAAACATTATTTGTTTTGTTTATCTTCAAGTCTTTAAAATCTAACCAACTACTACCCCACTCAAATAATTCTGCTTGTGGATACCTATCAATAAAACTCTGACAGAAAGTGTATATTTTATCAAACTTATATGCACATCGTAAGGCTCCCTCACTTACAGTGGGTAAAATAGCAAGTGGTTCTGCTAAAAATAAAATCTTATAATCTGCTGACTTGTCATGATCAAGATTATCAATTGAGATGCTTACTTTCTGTTGAAAATCGAGTCCTCTGTCACCCCATGGGTTCCACCATAGTGGATAAATTCTCGCTGCTTTCATCGTATGTTTTGAAAATGATAATGAAAACCAAAGGTCTCAATACCTTTGTGTTCTGGGCACTCTACTTCTTTACTAAAGCGAGCCGCCACCTCGACGGGAGCATACACACATCCCTGTTCCTCGAAGATGTGTCGGTTATGACAGCATATGTTCCCGTCCTCATTATATAGCCCTGCATTCTGATGCTTATAAAAATCTCCTTCGTTTACTTCCCAAGGGACGGTGACTTTACTGGGGACTTCGAGAAGACGCTTGGAGCGTAGGGAAAATCCCCCATTGCCGACACGTTGGTTTCTTCCCCACGGGTCGAGGTAGGCATTTGGGTCATCTCTCCACGGTGCCCCGATATAGTCATAATCAAGGAACTTATCATCCCAAAGATGAGGACGTAAAACGTAGCCGTCAGGGTGAATGAGAAGGCAGTGCGAGGTCCTGACGTGATTAGTAAGATTATAGATGCAATAAAAATTAAAGTCATTGATGCTCTGTATAGGATAAGTTTCTTCATAGGTAACCTGATCACAAAGTCCATCAGGTTTCTTGCTACCTATAAACTTAGCAGCACCCCACTCTATAGATTCACATGATTTATTTATTGCGTAAACTGCATCTGGCAGATCTAAATCTGCCAACATCAGCAGGGTAACATCAGGTATTTTTAGCACGGTTTACCGCCCTGTTGAATATACTATACAAGTCTAACATATTGATATCTAAATTTCTACTCTTTATATACAGGTCGTCATTCTCTGCTAACAATGTTTTGTTTACATCGGCATAATCATCCACCCATAGAATAGGATAGTTTTTATAACACTCTTCAAGATATGAATTTCTTTTCATTATAGGCACACGTTTCAATGACAAGACCTCCCAATTCCTATGACAATCCACAGCATTTCCCTCAGGACATATCATAAACTTGTGATCTCTTATCTTACTGCAATACTCTGGATAATTTACACGAGGACTGACGGTGGCAAATGACTTATTAGCAAACATCTCTCTGATATTACCACGTTCACTTATATTAGTGTGTTCTGCATGATTGATGTATAATAATTTTCTTGGTTTAGGATCATCTTCCATAAAAAATTTCATACATTTGAGTCTATTATCATCGTCGTATAATTTACGTTGTAAACCATAAGGTAAAGGATGTAGTTTACCACCATATCCGACAGCATTTGCTGCGTATATTGCCAAGACATTCTGTGGTATGTGATGATGTATGTCCTCAGTTATAGGTGTGTCTTCATTGCTACAAAATATAATAAATTTTGTTTCTTTCATAAACATAATCTCTGCTAATAATCGTAGAAGATCATTTTCTTCCATCATTCTATCAACTCTCATTTGATCAGTAGCAGTAGCACACAATATCTTTCTCTTATACAATCTTATATTATCAATGAATAAGGTCATGAACTTTT